CCTTCAGCCACTATGACTGAAGCTGAATTAGCAGCGTTAAAGTTTGCACAAATGAAAGCCCAAATGGATGAAATGTCAAGAGCTAGACAAATGGGTGATGTTTACACACAAGGCACTCCAGCAGATGTAAACTTTCTAAGAGGATATAATCCACAAGCTAACACAATGCAAAACATTCCTCCTTATGCTGGTGGTATGTCTATGCAAAATGCAATGCCAATGCAAAATACAATGATGCCACAAGGCATGGATTTAAATGCAATTATAAGAATGCTAACTAGATAAAGGAAAAACAATGCCAAACGTTAATGGTAAAAAATTCAGTTATACAAAAGCTGGTGTTGCAGCTGCAAAAAAAGAAGCTAAAAAAACAGGCAAAAAGATGGTTGCTAAACCTGCAAAAAAAGGAATGAAAAGTGGCTACTAAAACTGGACTCTATGCCAACATCGCAGCAAAAAAGGCTAGAATCAAGGCGGGCTCTGGTGAGAAGATGAACAAGGTGGGTTCTAAGAAAGCTCCTTCAGCAAAAGACTTTAGGGATGCAGCAAAGACAGCTAAGAAGAAAAAATGATTAAGAAGGGTAAAGAAACATTCTCTGGTGTTAATAAACCTAAGAGAACTCCAAACCATCCCACTAAAAGCCATGCAGTACTGGCAAAGGTAGGCGATAAAGAAAAACTTATTCGCTTTGGCCAGCAAGGTGTTAGTGGTGATAAAAAAGATACAGCAAGATCTAAATCATTTAAGGCAAGACATTCTGATAATATAGCTAAAGGTAAGATGAGTGCAGCTTACTGGGCTAACAAGGTAAAGTGGTAAACATTTAACAACTAAGGTAATGACCCAGTAATGGAGTTACAATCATGGCAGAGAGATTACGCAAAAGACATCAAGAAGAAGTAAGGACTAAAATACAAACTAGTCAGCTCGTAAATGTCCTTCAAAATCATGCACTTGGCTTGACTGAAAATGAGATTTCAGCAACAAGAATGAAAGCAATTGAGCTATTACTTAAGAAAAGTTTACCAGACTTATCTTCTACAGAAATTACAGGCGATGCAGATCAGCCAGTATCAATTAAAGTTATAACAGGCATAGATGTCTGAAGAGATTGAAACAGTTTACGATGACGAGGACATAGTATCTACTGAGTATACTCCTCGTGCTCCACAGAAGTTGATTCACCAAATGGTGAAGGACAACAGGTTCACAGTAGTGGTAGCTCATAGACGTATGGGCAAGACAGTATCAGCCATAAACCAGTTGATACATTCATCGCTACTGTGTGATAAACCTAACCCACGATTTGCTTACATTGCACCAACGTACTCACAATGTAAAAGAATTGCATGGGATTACTTATTGCAGTATACAAGGCCACTAGGTGCTATTGCTAACATAGCGGAGTTAAGAGTGGACTTCATGGGTAGACGTATATCTTTATACGGTGCAGACTCACCAGATTCACTTCGTGGTATTTATTTAGATGGTGTAGTCATTGATGAGATTGGTGACGTAAATCCAGTTATATTTAGCGATGTAGTTAGGCCAGCATTAGCAGACCGTATAGGTTATGCAATGTTTATTGGTACACCAAAAGGCAACAACCATTTTAAAGACCTAAGAGATCGTGCCAGCAAGGCAGAGGATGGATGGAAGCTATTAGAATTTAAAGCTAGTGAAACAAAGTTATTAATTCCTAGTGAGTTATCATCTGCTCGTAATGAAATGGGTGATGACAAGTATAACCAAGAGTTTGAGTGCAGCTTTAACGCAGCGGTTGAAGGATCATACTATGGTAAACTTATTAACGACTTAGAAGAGCAAGATAGAATTACAACCATTCCTAGAGAAGAATTGTCAAAGACATTCTGTGCATGGGACTTAGGTATATCTGATTCAACTTCTATTTGGGTAGCCCAAGTAGTGGGTAAAGAAATCAGATTAGTTGATTACTATGAAAATCATGGACAAGGATTAGATACTTATGTGTCTTATATTCGTGATAATGGATGGAGTCATGCGACTCAATTGCTACCCCATGACGTAGTAGTGAGAGAGTTAGGAACAGGTAAATCTCGCAAAGAAGTATTAGAGGCAGCAGGATTAGAAATAACAGTAGTGCCAAAACTATCCGTACAGGATGGTATCCAAGCAGTAAGACAAATGCTTCCACGATGCTGGTTTGATAAAGATAAAACAAAAAAAGGTTTAGATGCCTTGCGAAACTATCGTAGAGTGTTTGATGAGAAACGTAACGTATTTTTTGACACACCATTACACGATTGGGCATCACATTCTAGTGACGCTTTCCGCTATCTGTCGGTAGGATTAGATGAGTCTGGATCTGATTGGGGAGCTCCACTAAACATTAACACAAATTGGATAGTATAGATGATTGATATTAACAAATTAAAAAGCATTATTGAATCTGAGATAGATGACTCATTAGGTTATCTTGAAACAGATACTACAGATGAACGTCAAGAAGCCTTAAAGTATTATTTGCGTGAGCCCTACGGAAATGAGGTGGAGGGCAAATCTTCAATCGTTACAGGTGAAGTTGCTGAGGCGGTGGACGGCGCATTGCCTCAGTTGATTCGTGTTTTTACCTCTAGTGATAATGTTGTAGAGTTTGCACCAGCTAAAGAAGGTGATGAACAAAATGCTGAACAGGCTACACAATTAGTTAATCATGTATTCTATAAAGATAACGATGGCTTCTTAATCCTACACAATTGGTTTAAGGATGCATTACTTCAAAAGACTGGTGTAGTTAAAGCATACTGGAATGATGATAAAGACTTAACAAAAGAAAAGTATGAAGGCTTAACAGATGATGAGCTAATGATGCTCATGCAAGATCCAGAGGTTGAACTTGTATCACAAGAAATTATTGAAGAGTCAACAGTAGATGAACTTACTGGCCTATCAACATACAGCAAGTCTAATAACGTTACATTAAGACGCACAAAGAATAAAGGTAAGATTGTTGTAGAAAACGTACCACCAGAAGAGTTCTTAATATCTAAACGTGCTAAGACAATTCAAGACTCACCATTCGTAGCTCATCGCAGAATGATTACTCGTTCTGAGTTAGTGGCTATGGGTTTTGACAAAGACACAGTTAATGCATTAGAGTCTGGTGACACATTAGAATTTAGTCCAGATAGAATTGCTCGTTATTCTCGTGGTGAACAACCAAACAGCATGGGCTCACAAGATGAGTCAATGGAAGTAGTAGAAGTATATGAATGCTACATTCAAGTTGATTACAATGATGATGGCATTGCTGAATTAAGAAGAGTTGTATATGCATCTAATGAGATTCTTTCGGATGAAGAGTGTGACTATGTGCCATTCCATTCAATTTGCCCAATACCAATTCCACATAAATTCTATGGCCAGTCACTAGCGGATCGTACTTTAGACATTCAACTCATTAAGTCTACAGTTACTCGCCAAATGCTAGATAACTTATACCTAACAAACAACTCCAGAATTGCAGCAGTAGAAGGTCAAGTAAACTTGGATGATTTACTAACGTCTACAGCAGGTGGTGTAGTTCGTGTTAAGAATGCAGGTGCAATCGTACCATTAACAGTACAATCTAGTGCATCACAATCATTCCCAATGCTAGAGTATTTAGACGGTGTTCAAGCTAAACGTACTGGTGTTAGCGATGCTCAACAAGGTTTAAGTGCAGATGTATTGCAAAACGTTACAGCAACAGCTGTTGCTACAATGTCTAATGCATCTTATGGTAAGTTAGAACTGATTGCTCGTATCTTTGCAGAAACAGGTGTTAAATCACTATTTAAAGGTATACTACAATTACTATGCAAGTACCAAGATGCTACTAGAACGCTACGCATTAACGGTAAGTTTGTGCCATTTAATCCTCGTGAATGGGATACAGAATATAACGTTACAATTAACGTAGGTTTAGGTACTGGATCACGTCAAGAACAACTTGCTACTATGCAAATGATCTTAGGTAAACAAGAACAAATCTTACAAGCATATGGTGTAAGCAATCCACTTATCTCACTAAAACAATATAGAGATACATTAGCTAAGTTTGTACATATGGCTGGATTCAAAGATGCTACAGCATTTATGAATGAGATTACTCCAGAAATTGAACAACAAGTTATTCAAGACGCATCACAAGAAAAACCAGATCCAAATACTAGGGCAGCTGAAATTTTGGCTCAAGTTGAACGTGAGAAAGCACAGCTCAAACAACAAACAGAGATGGCCAAACTTGAATTAGAGAAACAACAAATGGAATTAGATAATGCTCGTAAGCAATTAGAATTACAGATGCAAGCATTTAAGATTGAGGCTGACGCAACTAACCAGTCAGAGATGACTCGTAACTCACAAACTAAAACAGTTATGGATACATTAGAAAAGTTTAACAAAGCTCAGACAGGACAATAATGCAAGACAAATTAGACGCAATTAAAGCGTTATTACAAGATCAACATTTTCTTGATGTAATGGAAGAGTTAAAGCAGCAACACATTGACACAATTATTTACTCTAATGATCAAGATAAAGATATAAGAGAGCAAGCATATCAACGCATCGCTTGCTACAACGAACTCATGACTCACTTGGAATCAATCGCTAAAACTGGCGAAATTAAAAGTAAGTCTTGGAAAATATTGTAGACAATTCTACATTTGGTACACCTCCCATAGAGGTAATATAGGAAATATAAATGAGTGAAACAACCATGACTCCAGAAAATTCTGGAAGTGGCGAGCTTACTGTAGGTCAAGCAGCCAATGCATTTGAAGGTCTAATGGACACCCCAGCTAACTCTGCGGAGCAACTAGCAGGTGAACAAGAAACTGAACAAGCACAGGCTCAAGAAGCAGAGCCACAAACTGAAGAAGTAGAACAAACTGAAGCAGAAGAAGGCGAAGCAGAAGAACAAGAAGATGACGGTCAAGAAGAAGAGGAGCAACCACGCTACAAGGTAAAAGCTGCTGGCGAAGAAAAGGAAGTTACCCTTGACGATTTGATTAAAGGTTATCAACTTGGTGCTGACTATACAAAGAAAACTACTGAAGTTGCAGAACAACGTAAGGCTGTTGAAGCTGAACGTGCAGCAATTGAAGAAGCAAAGTATGCTCGTGATACATATGCTCAACGTTTGCAAGCTATAGAGCAATTTATAGTATCGCAAGCCCCACAAGAAGATTTAAACCTTCTAAAGGAAAACGACCCTATAGGATATGCAGTCAAAGTGGCTGAACTTTCTGAAAAGAAAGAACAACTCCAAGCTATAAGAGCAGAGCAGGAACGAATTGCATATATGCAACAATCGGAACAAGCTCAAGCCATGCAACAAAGAGTTGCTCAAGAAGCACAAAAATTGACTCAAGTTCTACCAGAGTTTTCAGATCCAACCAAAGGCGAAAACCTCAGAAAAGAGATTCGTACTTATGGTCAAAGTTTAGGATTTACAGATGCAGAATTATCTAGCGTCTACGATTCTAGGCACGTTGTTACATTGCACAAGGCCATGATGTATGACAAATTGCAAAAGTCAAAACCAGCCTTGACAAAGAAAGTAGCTGAAGCACCTAAGATGATGAAGTCTGGTACTGTAGCGAAAGCAGGCAACAACGAAACAATTAAAAAACAAACTCAACAGTTGCGAACATCTGGAAGAGTAAAAGATGCAGCAGCTTTATTTGAACAATTCTTAAATTAGAAAGAAGAAAAAAACATGGCAACATATCAAACCTATACAGCTATAGGTCAACGTGAGGATTTAACTGACGTTATCTATAACATTTCTCCAACAGAAACACCATTTATGTCCTCAGTTGGAAAAACTAAGGCTACTGGTGTCCTACACGAATGGCAAACAGACTCATTAGCTAACGTTAATGGTTCTAACGCTGCAGTTGAAGGTGCAACAGCATCTGACGCTACATTATCACCAACAACACGAATTGGTAACCGTACACAAATCTCACAAAAAACTGTGAAGATTGCTGGTACTCTTGAAGCAGTTAACAAAGCTGGTCGTAAATCTGAAAAGGCTTACCAATTAGCTAAAGCATCTGCTGAAATCAAACGTGACATGGAATACATCCTTTTAAGCAACCAATTAAATGCAGCTGGTAACGCAACAACAGCTCGTACACTTGGTGGTTTACAAGCATGGTTAAATACTAACTACGTTGGTGGCACTAACGGTACAGCAGGTTCTGGCGGTACAACTGCTCGTGTATCTGGTACTGACGCAGCTTTCACAGAAGCAATGTTGAAATCTGCTGTTAAGAAAGCATACACAGCTGGTGGTAACCCAACAGTATTAATGGTAACTCCAACACAAAAACAAGTAGTGTCTGGTTTTGCTGGTATCGCTGCACAACGTTTCCAAGCTCCAGCTGACAAGCAATCAACAATCATCGGAGCTGCTGACGTTTACCTTTCAGACTTTGGTACGATTTCTGTTGTTCCTAACAGATTCATTCCAGCTGACTCAGGTGATGGCGGTGAAGTAGCATTTGTACTTGATCCAGAAATGGCATCAGTTGCATACCTACGTCCATTTGCTACAAACGAATTAGCAAAAGTTGGTGACGCTGACGTAACTCAACTCTTAGTAGAATACACACTAGAAGTTAAGAACGAAGCTGCTCACGCAATTATTGCTGACTTAGCAGAGTAGTTATAACTAGATTAGGCTTATCTTTTGTGGTAAGCCTTTTCTACCTAACATATTTGCCTGTGAAAATTGTTTTCACTCAAAATACAGGCAAGGGACAAATGAATGAAACCTACCACATTTAGAACATCTGTAGCACATGACACAGATCAAGGCTTAGTACTTGAAACTAAGCAAGATATTAGTGATATTATTGAGAATAATCTACAACAAAGAAAATTAACAGATAGACGCACTCGTTGGGGTGATGATGTATTTGACAATAAAATTGCATCTATTCCAATGACAGTTATTGATTCGCTAAACCATAAAGGTATTATGCGAGGTTTCCATATCGTTGACCAAAAACGATTTAAAGAATTCTTAAACAATCCAGATAACAAAGTATTTAGAACACGAGAAGGTAAAGTATAATGGCAATAACAAATTACACAGACCTACAGTCTACTATAGCCGACTACTTGGCTCGTACAGATTTGACAACACAAATCCCATTATTTATTCAATTAGCAGAAAACAGATTAAGACGTGATTTAAGATTGCGACAAATGATTAAAGTAGTCACTACAACTACTACAGCAAGCGACTCTACAGTAGCATTACCTAGTGACTTTTTAGAAATGCGTGATATTCATCTTGAAACAAATCCAATTCAAACAGTTATATATCAAAACCCAAGTAACTTTTTTAGAAACACTAACGTTACTGTTGGTGGAATGCCTAGTTATTACACAGTTACTGGATCAGAGTTTCAATTTGCACCAGTTCCAGATTCAGCATATACACTTAAAATGATTTATTACGCAGCACCTATATATTTAAGTTCATCAGTTTCATCTAATGTATTCTTGGCCACTTGCCCAGACTTATTGTTATACGCAGCATTAGGTGAAGCAGAACCTTATCTTATGAATGATGCAAGAACACAAACATGGGCTGCATTATACGATAGGGGTTTAACTTCATTAACAATATCAGATGATGCTGGTGAACAACCATCGTCACCTATGGTAATTTCAGTAGCAACACGATAACTTAAAAGGAAAATATTATGTCAGAAATGAGCAATTATTTAGAAAACGCTTTAATCAACGTTACTCTACGAGCAACATCTTACACAGCACCAACAACAGTTTATGTATCACTATGGACTTCAGACCCTACAGATGCAGGTAGTGGTACAGAAGTATCAGGTGGTTCATACGCTAGAACAGCAGTCACATTTGCAGCACCTTCTAACGGTGTAACTACAAATGATGCTGACGTTACATTCCCAACAGCAACAGCTTCATGGGGAACAGTAGGTTGGATTGGCATTAATGATGCTGCAACATCTGGTAATCTTTTATACCATACACCTTTAGATACAGCAAAAACTATTGACTCTGGTGATATATTTAAAATTACTACTGGTAATCTTTCAGTTACATTAGCTTAAGGTAAAACATGGCTTTAGTCTTAAAAGATAGAGTTAGAGTATCATCCTCTACTACAGGCACAGGCACATTTACATTAGGTGCAGTTTCTGCTGGCTATCAAGACTTTTCTGTTATTGGTGATGGTAATACAACTTACTACGCTATCCAAAACAGCGGAGATAATACTTGGGAAGTAGGTATTGGTACATATACAGCTTCAGGCACTACTTTATCCAGAGATACTGTATTAGAGTCTAGCAATAGTGGTTCTTTAGTCAACTTTGGTTCTGGTACTAAAGACGTATTTGTAACTTATCCTGCTGAAAAAGGATTATATTTAGACGCATCTGGAAACGCTATTGGGTTAGGTACTCCTGCATCTGCAACACTTACAAACGCAACTGGCTTACCAATCTCTACTGGTGTTTCAGGTCTTGCATCTGGAATTGCAACATTTCTTGCTACACCATCATCATCTAATTTAGCATCATCAGTTACGGATGAAACAGGCACAGGTTCTCTAGTATTTGCTACAAGTCCTACATTAGTTACACCAGTATTAGGAACACCTAGTTCTGGTACATTAACATCTTGCACAGGACTTCCTCTTACTACAGGTGTAACAGGTACTTTACCTATTGCTAATGGCGGTACTAATGCCACAGCAACACCTACTTCTGGTGCTGTACCTTATGGAACAGGAACTGCTTACGCCTTTACATCTGCAGGAACATCGGGTCAATTTTTACGATCTAATGGTAGTTCAGCCCCAACATGGGCTGCTGCTGGTATAGCATGGCAATCTGTTCAAACAAGTGCATTTAATGCTGTAGCAAATAGTGGGTATCCAGTAAATACAACATCTGCTGCAATTACTGCAACGTTGCCAGCAAGCCCATCAAGTGGAGATACGATAATTTTTGTAGATTATCTAAAAACATTTGATGTAAATAGTCTTACTCTTAATTTAAATGGCAATAAATTTGAAAGCAGTACTGCCAATCCAAAAGCCTTTGTAAAAAATGAAGGGGTAAGTATTGTATATATAGATTCAACTGTTGGGTGGAAAGTATTTAGCGATTCTGTATCAACTGCATTAGCTGCTGAATATACAATTGAATATATTATTGCTGCAGGTGGCGGTGGAGGTTCTGGAGGTTCATATGGCTCTGGTGTTGGCGGTGGAGCTGGTGGTGCAGGTGGATTAATAAATTCATCATTATTAACAAACGCTGGGGTAACCCGTACTGTTACAGTAGGTGGAGGCGGTGCTGGCGGCGGTGCAGCAGGAGTTCAAGGAAGTCCTTCTGAAATTTCATCAATTTCATCTACCGTAGGTGGAGGAAGAGGCGGCGGCAATGCTTCCGCAGGTGGTAGTGGAGGCTCTGGAGGTGGAGGATCTTGGACAAGTGGTGGAGGTGCTGGAACTTCTGGACAAGGAAATAATGGTGGCTCAGGTAGTAGTGGAGCTCCATACTTAGGTGGTAGAGGTGGCGGAAAAACAAGTGCAGGTGGTAATGGAGCAAGTGGTGGCGCTGGTACTACTTTATTTCTTGGGACTTACTCTGTTGGTGGAGTTGGTGGAGGCGCATCAGGTGCTGCTGCAGGTGCTGCTAATACTGCTAATGGGGGCGGTGGAGGATATGGAAATGGTTCTGTAGGTTTTGCAGGAGGCTCTGGAATTGTTGTTATTAGATACTTAGGAGCTCAAAGAGGAACTGGAGGAACTTATTCAAGTTCTGGCGGATATTCATACCACACATTTACTAGCTCAGGGAGTTATATATCATGAGTCATTTTGCTAAAGTTTTAGATGGAAAAGTTACACAAGTTATTGTGGCTGAACAAGAATTTTTTGATACATTTGTTGATACCTCAGCAGGTGAGTGGATTCAAACATCTTATAACACTTATGGAAATCAACATCCTAATGGCACACCATTGCGTGGAAATTATGCTGGCATTGGCTTTACATACGATAAAGAAAATGATGTATTTTATGAGCCACAACCATATCCATCATGGATACTAAACAATACAACATGGTTATGGGAAGCACCTGTAGCTATGCCTACAGACAATAAATACTATCAATGGAATGAATCTATTACTAACTGGGAAGAAGTAACACTTTAAGTAAATTATTATGGCAAGCCACTATTGAGCACTTTATGAATGAGCCAAATTTTGAATTAATATTTCCTACCCCTGTTATGTTTAATAACATTAACAGAGATTTGACTAAAGAAGAACTTGCTTGTGTAAAAAACCATTCAAAAGCTATTAACCATAATTTAGGTAACGCCACATCTAACAACACCTACATACTTAATGAACCTGAAATGGCAGACTTAAATAAGTTTGTTACTGGGCAACTTAATGAATATCTGATACGAGTATATAAACCTAAGTTCCCTGCTGAAGTATTTGTTACTCAATCATGGCTTAATTGGACGAAAAAGGGTGAGTTTCATCACAAGCATGAACATCCTAATAGTTTTATATCAGGTGTATTTTATATATCTACTGATTCAACCAAAGATAAAATTACATTCCATAAATCAGGCTATAGACAATTACAATTAGCTACTGATACCTTTGATATTATGAACTCAGATTCATGGTGGTTTAATGTTAAAACAGGAGGCATAGTCATGTTTCCTTCAAGTTTAACGCACCATGTAGAAGATGTATTAGCAGATGATGTAAGAGTAAGTCTTGCATTTAATTCATTTATTAAAGGTACGTTTGGGGACAACAAATCATTGACAGAACTTATTAATGATGCGACAGGAGATAAGTAATGTTTGGTATAAGTGCATTATCACAAGTACCATTTAGTACTCTTGTACTTACTGGACAAACACAAGAAGGTGTAGCATCTGTTACTGCAAATGCAACACTAATTGCAAATGCAAATAGAATACAATTTTCATCTGGAAGTATTAGTTCTACTGCAACATTAACAGCAATTGGCAATAGAATACAGTTTTTTAATGCTTCTATTACATCTAATGCTACTGTATCTGCTTCAGGATTTTCAATAGCACTTGCTAATGCGTCAATAAATTGCAATGCAACAATTACAGTTGTTACAAGTGGTTCGCTTGTATTTGGAAATGCTAATGTTAATTGTAATGCAACCGTTACAGCAGATGGTTTTTCATTAATATCAGCATTTGGTTCTATATATGCAGAAGCTATAGTATCTGCTACTGGCTTTTCTATTGCCTTATCTTCAGCCAGTATAAATGCAACAAGCACAGCTACAGCTAATGGCGTTCTTATTGCTAGTGGTGATGCTTCTATTACAGGAGTTGCCACAGTTACAGCAGATGGTAGTTCAGATGCTTTAGCTAGTGCAAGTATAAACGCTTTTGCATCACTTGCAGCAAATGCTTATAGAATACAACCAGCAAGCGGATCTATTACAAGCAATGCAACGGTTACAGCAAATGCCAATAGTATATATTCTGCTAACGGTGTTATTACAGCTAACGCTACAGTAGCAGCATCTGCACAAAGAACTAGAACAAACTCTGCAAGTATTGCAGCCAATGCTGAAGTTGCAACAACATACAACAGAATTAGACTAGATAGTGGTTCTATTACAGGAACTGCTACAGTAATAGCATTGGGTGGCTATGAAATATCAGGTAATGCACAAGTAAATGGGCTTGCTTTAGTTACAGTAAGTCCTAACGCTATATTTGCAGGCTTTGCTTATGTAGAAGGCATAGGAAGTGTAACTGCTAAAGGTACAAGGCAAGGCGAAGGATGGATACCTGTACCAGCAGGAGAAGAAACATGGACAGATACAACAGTAGGCACAGAAACATGGACAGCAATATCACCTTCTTCAGATACATGGACAGAAATTACAGCAGGAACAGAAACTTGGACTGACACTACTCCAAGTACAGACATTTGGTTACGACAAGGATAAAAGATGGCAAAGACAAAAATTAGTGAATATTCAGCAACGTCAGCAGATAATACTGACATATCTAACATTAACATTGCAGAAGGATGTTCACCAGCTAATGTAAACAACGCTATTAGAACTTTAATGGCACAAATTAAAGATCTACAAGCAGGCACTTCTGGTGATACTATTCCTGTCACAGCAGGTGGAACAGGACAAACAACAGCATCTTTAGCAATTAATGCTTTAGTGCCATCTCAAACAGGAAACTCTGGTAAAGCACTTGTTACAAATGGAACTTCAGTATCATGGGGGGCTGCATTTGTTTCTGGTATGATTATGTTATGGTCAGGTTCTTCAGCAACTATTCCTAGTGGCTGGTTATTATGTGATGGTACAAATTCAACACCTGATTTAAGAAACCGTTTTGTAGTAGGTGCTACGTCTACTTATGCAGTAGGTGCTACTGGTGGTAGTGCAGATGCTATTGTTGTAAGCCATACTCATACTACAACAGTAACAGATGCTGGACACCAACATGCTAGTAGTACTGGACAAGGATTTCTTACAAGAAATACAGCTTCTGGCAACGCATTAAATGGTGGTTCTGATTGGGTTTTTTCAAATATAAATAACACAGCAACAAGTACAACAGGAATTACTGTTTCAGCTAACACAACTGGCTCAAGTGGTACTAATGCTAATTTACCTCCATACTATGCACTTTGCTATATCATGAAGTCCTAATATGCCTACACAACGCATACAATTTAAAGACTGGTTACCTGACCAACCATCCATATTAGACACAGTATCAGAAGCTAATAATGTTATTCCTTTGGCTGTAGGATATGGTTCATTTAAGTCAGCAGTAAACTATTCAGGTGTAGCTACAGAAGCACTTACTAACTGTTTTTCAGCTAAAATAAATAATGACGTATCTATATTTGCAGGAGGCTTTACTAAACTATTTAAAGTATCTGCTACAGACTTAACTATGGAAGATGTATCTAAAGCAGGTGGATATACAGGTATTAACAGATGGCAATTTGTGCAGTTTGGTAACTATGCACTAGCTTCTAATGGCTCTGAAAAAATACAATATTTTGATATAAACTCATCTACAGACTTTGCAGACTTAGCAGCAGCAGCTCCAATAGCTAAATATATTACAGTAGTTCGTGACTTTGTAGTAGGTGCTAATATAGGTGCTGGTACAAATCCTTCACGAGTAAACTGGTCAGATATTAACGACCCAACCGATTGGACAGCAGGTGGAGCATCACAAAGTGACTTCCAAGAGTTGCCCGATGGCGGGGATATAACTGGGATTGTTGGTGGCGAGTTTGGTATCGTATTCCTAGAAAAAGCTATTGTGCGTATGTCATATATTGGCTCACCATTATTTTTCCAATTTGACACTATCTCTCGTAACGTAGGTTGTATAGAAGGTGGCTCTATAGCTCAATATGGTGGCATTGCATACTTTTTATCAGATGATGGATTCTATTCATGTAACGGTCAACAAGTCACAGGTATTGGTTCAGAAAAAGTAGACAGATACTTTTTTAACAATGCTAACATTGGCGATATTGATTCTATATCAGCAGCAGTAGACCCTGAACGTAATTTAGTTGTTTGGAATTACACAACAGTTTCAGGTAACAGAGCATTACTTATCTATAACTTTCAAACACAAAAATGGTGTGAAGCAGACACAGACGTAGACTTTTTATCTACTCTAGCTACGACAGGTACAACTTTAGACGGTATAGACTCTGCTTATAACGTCACAGCAGGTTCTTTTGTAGTAGGCAAACAATACACAATTAGAAGCATAGGCACAACAAACTATACACTTATAGGTGCAGTCGCTAATACTGTAGGCGTTATATTCACAGCTACAGGTGTAGGTTCAGGCACAGGTGTTGCGATAGATATGGCAGCAAGTGCAGCAGCAGCTAGGACAATAGATTCACTTACTACTACGCTAGATGATAGACTATATGCAGGTGGTAAATTCCTATTCGGTGGTGTTCGTGATACTAGAATTATCACATTTACAGGATTGCCAGCTACAGCAACTATCACTACAAACGATTTAGAATACGGTTATAACTCTGTGCTTACCCTTATCAGACCTTCTGTAGATAATGGATCAGCAGACGTTTCTGTGGCTTCTAGACGTATGTTAGACGATACCATTACATACTCAACACATATATCAGCAAGTGAAGAGAATAGATGCTCTGTAAGAAGTGCAGGTCGCTATCATAGAGTAAGTATAACCCCTACAGGAGCTAACTGGTTTTCAGCTATTGGATTAGATTTAGATTACTCTGAACAAGGTACTAGATAATGGCTCGTAGTGATATGTACCGTAAACTTGCTTGGACAGGTGGTGACCCAAGACAAGTAGCTGAAATTGTAAATAACCTTGTAGAAGGTAAAAGCAATAATACAGGCGAAGTTACATTAAATACAAGCTGGGCTAGAACTACCACAATTAATGATGAACGTATAGGGTATAATTCATATATAGGTTTAATGCCTATATCAGATGCAGCAGAAGCTGATACAGCACCTTATGGTTCATTTAGTAATAATACAGACCAAACAGCACCAACTGTAGGTTCAACTGCTGTGGTAGTGTATGATACAACAGAAGAGTCTAACGGTGTTTTTTTATCTAGTAGCAGTCGTTTAAATGTAAGAAATGCTGGTATTTACAATGTTCAATTTTCTTTACAATTAGTCAATAAAGATAATGCACCACAATATGCAGATATATGGTTTCGTGTAAATGGCACAGACGTTCCAAGAAGTGCTAGTAGGTTTGATATTCCAGCGAGAAAAAGTGCTTCTGATTGGGGTCATGTTATTGGCACAGTAAATATCTTTTTAGATATGAATGCTAATGACTATGTAGAAATTGCAGGAACAACATCAAGCACATTAATTGGGCTTGAGCATTATGCAGCAGATGGTACTATTCCTAGACCTGCTATACCAGCAGCTATTGTAACAGTAAACTATATTGCACCATTATCTATGGACAACGTATATGTTAGTTCTCAACAAACAGGACAGGCTACTCTTACTCACTTTGCAAATGACACATCTAATAAGACATATCGTTATATAATAGTAGGATGATATTACAATACATACCTAAAGACCAGCTTAGGACTCATTGGGAGTTTATTAAACATGGTCTTGAATTAGTAAGACAACGTGGTCACACAGAGTGGATAGTAGAAGATGTCTACTGTGATTGTTACGAAAACAGGTCTATGGTATTTTTAACTATAACCGATAACAAACCTTATGGCTTTGTCGTACTACAACCTATAGGCAATACACTTCATATATGGGCTGCATGGTCAGCTATTAATAATGAAGAGTTACAAAATCAAGCTATGAAAGAAATACAAGCA